AAGGGACTATCAACTGTATAACTAGTTATATTATTAGCACTTGGAGTAATATATATTGATTGTGCGGAATAATCATGTATGTTTGTTATTGATGATTCATCAAAATGTAATAAAGTTGTTGTTGCATTATAAAAATATTCTAAAGTCGGTGATATACCGGTCGGGCCAGTATCTCCGGTCGGGCCAGTATCTCCAGTCGGGCCAGTATCCCCAGTCGGGCCAGTATCTCCGGTCGGGCCAGTATCTCCGGTCGGGCCAGTATCTCCGGTTGGACCAGTATCCCCAGTCGGGCCAGTAAGACCAGTCGGACCAGTAAGACCTTGACTTAATGAAGTGGCAACATAAGAAGGTGTTGTATTTTGAAAATATGTATCTAGAGTATGTGCCACTACATCATTATTATTTGCATATAATTGAATTACTAAAATATGTCCTGAAGGAATAATTGTGGTGGGTATCACAACCTGCATATCATATTGTATTACGCTGCCAATACCTGTCATATATACTGAATCTGAAGTTGCTAATTGAGTAAGTCCACCAGTCATTGTATTTATATATCCAATTGCACAATATAAACTTACACTAGAACTGCTAGGACTATTTACAGAAACACTAGCAAATAGACTAACTTTCCATACACCTGCAGGAATCACATTATTCAAAGACAATGGAGGACGTGACACAAAATTAAGAATATTATTGTTAGTACTAGAGCCTGATAAACTCAAAGTATCATTATATTGTATATTACCAGTAGTTGGATTCAAACCATAGTAGGTATTGCTATTAATTACAACAGAATCAGTATTATAATTCATAAAAAGAACTAACCCGCCTGAAATTCCCTGTATTCCTTGTAAACCAGTATCCCCAGTTGGACCAGTATTACCCGTAAGACCAGTTTCGCCAGTATATCCAGTGAGACCTGTATAACCTGTATAACCAGTAAAACCAGTCGGACCAGTATTGGAATCCTGAAATTCTAGATAACCATTATTGCCGGTAATACTATATAAATACATATTTTGCCCTACACTACCTAATTCTGGTGGCATTACTAATGTAAAATTACTAGTAGTATTGGAATTAGTGGTTAGGACTACAACGTTGCCATTTTGACTTTTAAAATCTATACCATTGCCTTTTGGTAAAGCAAGTGGTGCATTAAAATAAGATGCCATCTTTGAACTTTTATACCTTTCCAACTAATTTAATTAACTAATTTATTTTAAGATTTATTACACCAACATTTTGTAAAAAAAAATTGATTCTTGATTCTAGAATTTAGATTTTAAAACTAGAAATTTATAACAATATAAATAATACATACATATAGAAAAAATGTCATATTTCAGTAGTGACGACGATATTCGTGATGGCAATAGTGGTGAATATAGTGATGAATATGTAAAACAACTTGCCAGGAAGGAAAAAGATAGGTATCTGCTAGAAACAGTTAAATTACTAAATGAGGGATGTATAAATGCATTAAAATATACAGACTTTAATAAACAAAGAAAAGATGATGTTGAGGTACATACGTGGGATATTGATGATATTGATTATGATGTTGAAGAGTGTCGTACATATTGTATTATAGTGGATAGATGGTGTTCGTCTGATTATGAGCGTAATTTGTGTAGTGTTTGTAAAAAAATACTTAGGCAACGAATTGAACTTCCATTTACAAAATCAAAAAGTGAAGTAATATATGATATGATTTTATTACAAGAAAAAATGAAAAATGTTTTAGAAAGGCTTTCAAAGCTTGAAGCTAATACTAATGAACCATCCAATGAACAACTATCGAATGAACCATCTAATGAAAAGTCTTAGTGTAGAAATATTTTCTATTTTGCTTTATATTTTTTGTCTGTTTCTTCTTTTACACCTTTGCACATTTAAAACGCCGATTTTACACGACATTTTAAACTCAAATTAAAGGTTAAACATTGAAGTTTAGTAAAAACAACATATCTACTGACTTTTACCATAGGTTGCTTGATAACCTAATGTCAGTATTAATCGGTTCTTGTAAATTCCTTTGGTCTTTTTCTATTTTCTTTTAGATATGATTTAACTATGCATTGCATATTTACACAGCTATTCTTATCACGATTAAGGAATTTACTACATTTTAATGTTGGATTATTTAAGTTTTCGAAACTCCCAACATTACAATGTGAACAAGTTAATAACCTAAATAAGGATTTAGAATTAATAACTTTATTATCATTTTCTCTATGGCAATTACAACATAATTTACTAGTATTATATTCATCTATTAATACCGTATTAAATCGTTTAGATACTAATTTTTTCAATCCTATTCCCAATGTAGAACCTAAACCTTTGATAGTATTTTTATTTGACCAATCACCAATACAAACTAGAATATCATCTTTCTTGCCATAAGTATTTTCTATATTGTTTAAGAATTTATCTTCACTACTTTGTCTATAAGTCTTAGTTCTCCAATTTAATTTTCTATTAATTTCCTCTTCATAGTATTTCTTGATTACTTTATTACATTTGTATTTTTCATTTATGTAGTCCTTAAATTTAATGTAATTATTAGTTTTACAATTATATTTACTTAATTCTGTTTCTGCTTTAGTAATTTCTGGATGTTGTTCTTTATTAGTAGCTTTAATTCTTCTATTACGGGTATTTAAACTTTCCATACTTCTTTGTCCTGAACTATACTTTAAAACCTTATCTTCATCATCAATCATGTATAACAAGTATTTCTTTCCAGGATCTGCTGTCACTATCTTTTTGTTCTTAAATTCTTCAATTTGTTCATCACTTAAATCATCAATGTAGTGTAAATCATTACTTTCAAAATTATTAGCATTTTCCTTTTTACTTTCTTTATAGTTCTTATGTTTGAAATGTAATGAACACCCAATACCATCCGTAATTAAAGTATAATTAAAATTATAATCTTTTAATTTGAATATGGACTTATTCATATTGAAATATGAATTCCAAATAGTATTTCTATTATTTTTTAAATCTTGTATCAAATTAGCTTTAGAACCTTTATCACTAAATAAATTAGCAAGTGTAGCACTATCAATAAGTAAGTACTTAGGAACACATGAATTACGTAAAGGCATTAGTTGAAATAACTTAATTATCTTACTATTTAATTCTTTTATAGATTCATTATACTTCTTTTTAGTTTCTTCTTTTCTTGCTTTTTCCAATTTACTTTGTAATTTTCCTATTTCCTTATAAATAGTATCATTGTATAATTCGTATTGAGAATTAATATAATAGGATATTGAAACATATTTATAAGGATTGGCTTTACAATCATAAGCCATAGATTTTTCAATATTACTTGGTGTTATTTTATCTTTAACAGTATTATACCATCCAATCATAATAGTAGGTATTTCAGTTGATGTATTATCTATGATACATTTTTTTACTTTGTATAGTAATGATTTCTTTTCTTTCCTATATTCTTTACTATTTCTATCTTTAATTTCACCATTATAATGTTCCTCATAATAATTACCACCAAAAATAGTAATATACTTTGATAAGCGTTTAATAAAGTGTTCCTTAATGTTATTAGTAATACTAACTTCAATACTAGAACAAACATAAGGTAAAGTATAACTTAAATTAGTAAGTTGGTGTTTTTCATGATTATTAATAAGCTGGAAATCAGTAATATAGAATTCTTGTAATTCTTTTAGTAATGGTGTTTCAATAATTTTCTTACCGCGATTATCTCTTGTTCCTAATGCAGTTATACAATACTTGATAAAATCAGTATCTATAGTTGGTATCTCTTGGTTATTATTAAGTTTCTTAAGAATATATAACTTAATAAATTGATATGTATCTATAACAATAGCATTGACACGAAGTACTAAGTCATTAATTTTTTTTTGGGTATCACTATCTTTAATAATAGATTTCAAAGATGTTCTGATACTTTTGAAAGGAACTTTGTGTTTGGTAAAATCGATACCCTTAGAGGTTTCAGGTGGCTTATCAGGTTTCTTTTTCTTTGGCATATTGCTCTTAGATATAGTTGTCATGATATCTTTATATTGTTTAATTATACTTATAATTATAGAATATATTTTATTTTAGAAAATAAACGCAAATTAAAAATACAAAAAATTAATTTTTATCTTGAATATTTTGTTTCTGTAATTTTTTTTCTTTTTGTTTTTGATAAGCACGTTTCCAATATTCTTGCATTTTTTCTGGATTTTCTTCTCTTAATTTTTCAATGTATTTGGATTGTTGTTGCTTAATTTCTTGTTTATGTGTTTCATAATATTTTTTATGAGCCTCATTATTTATGTACTTTTTTAATCTATCTTCTAGTTCTTGTATAGTATTTTTTAATTTAGTATTTTCTTCTTGCAATTTAGTATTTTCGAGTTGTAATATTTCCATTTTATATAATTATAGATATAAGTTTATAATTTTAAATTATTTTTATATAAAAAAATTGAAAATATAAATTATAGTAGATGCTAGATAATATATAGAATAATGTCAAAAGAAATACCATTTGAAAAGTTATTTGCTAGTCATGAAAAAGCTAAATATTGGAGTGATAAGAATTTGTTAAAACCTAATGAAGTTGCATTAAATTCTAATAAAAAGTATTGGTTCTGTTGTAATATATGTAGTCATGAATTTGATATGACTCTAAATAATGTTAATTCAGGTTATTGGTGTCCTTATTGCATAAATAAATTATGTGATAAAGATGATTGTAATCAATGTTTTGAAAAATCATTTGCCAGTAATGATAAATCAAAATATTGGAGTGATAAAAATATAAAACAACCAAGACAAATAAATAAGAATACACATAAAAAATATTGGTTTAATTGTAATTGTGGTCATGAATTTGAAATTGTATTAAGTCATATATCTAGAGGTAGTTGGTGTTCTTATTGTAGTATTCCTCCAAAAAAATTATGTGATGGAAATGATTGCATACAATGTTTTGAAAAATCATTTGCAAGTCATAATAAAGCTAATTATTGGAGTAATAAAAATTCATCAAATCCAAGACAAATATTTAAATCTACACAAGATAAATATTGGTTTAATTGCGATTGTGGTCATGAATTTGAGTCTGGATTAAATCATATTACAAGTAATAAATGGTGTCCATATTGTTGCAATCCACCACTAAAATTATGTATCAAAACTGACTGTAATCAATGTTTTGAAAAATCATTTGCTAGTCATGAAAAATCTTCATGTTGGAGTGATAAGAATAAATTAAAACCTAGACAAGTATTTAAAAATGGACATAATAAATATATATTTAATTGTGTTTGTGGTCATGAATTTAAAGGTAATTTATATAATATTATAAAGGGGATTTGGTGTTCATATTGTGCTAATCCTGCAAGAAATTTATGCGATAAAGAAAACTGTAATCAATGTTTTGAAAAGTCATTTGCTAGTCATGATAAATCTAAATATTGGAGTGATAAGAATATTTCAAATCCAAGACAAGTATTTAAATCTACACGTAATAAATACTGGTTTAAATGTAATAATGAACATATTTTTACAACTGCATTATATAATGTAGTAAATAATTGTTGGTGCCCATATTGTGTTAATAAAACAGAACAAAAACTATACGACCATTTACAACCTATATATTCTAATTTACAACAACAATATAAAGTAGATTGGTGTAAAAATATCACTTATTTACCATTTGATTTTATTCTAGAAGAACAGAAGATAATAATAGAATTAGATGGATTACAACATTTTGAACAAGTTAGTAATTGGGTTAGTCCTTATAAAGTGCAAGAACGAGATAAATATAAAATGAAACAAGCTAATGATAATGGATATTCAGTAGTTCGTATTTTACAAGAAGATGTATTTTACGATACTTATCAATGGTTAGAAGAATTAAAAACAAATATAGAAAAGTTAGTAAGTGAAAATAAGGTTCAAAATATATTCATGTGTAAGGATAATGAATATAGTATATTTGATGCTCTAGAATAATTTAAATAATATAATTTTAAATTTTTTATTTTTATTTTTTATTTTAATTTTAAAAATCGGCGTTTTAAATGTGCAAAGGTGTAATAAATGCTAGATGCTAGATGCTAGATGCCAGAATCTAGATATAACATAACTAAAAAACTCCGGCTCCAGAATTGAGAACTTGCCAGGCGTCAATACCATCTCCTAGATATACTAGTGAAGTGCTTTGTCCGGTGGTCTCAAATGCCAATCCATTGCTATAACCTGTTCCAACTAGCAGACCATTTGTTCCAAAATCTGCTAGAACTGATACAACATTACTACTCTTGTTATTAAATATGAGATTTAGTTTCTGGCCGTCTATACCTGCGCTTACATTAGCCCAGTAAGTTCCGCTTGCAGTGGAATTACTAAAATCAAAGAGAATTGTGTCATTGGCGAGTGGTATATTCCAGGTGGTGCTAGGTATATATCCACCGGGTTTAGTGCTAGATCGATAAATACTATTCTGGACGAATCCACTTACTACTAGCGAATCTGCGTTATTATATATATTTCCATTAGTGGCATTCAATGTTATATCACCGGCACCTTTAGTATTTATGTTCACTCCTATATCAGTAGATATACCTAGTGCCGTAATCATTGGATTATTACCATTATCTGCATTTGCTAACTGCAAGTAATTTGCAACACCAGTATAAGAAGTATTATTAGTTAATTGGATTAGAGGATTAGTAACCCCACTACTAGAATTGCTACAATATAAATTTGTTGGATTAGTTCCAAAAAAGATTGAATTATTTCCTACTGCTAAATTACCTCCTAATGTGGGGTTAGTATCATTTACAATGGCTAAATTAGAATTTACAAATAGATTTGATGATGCATTATATGTAATATATTGGTTATTCAGGAGAGGATTAGTATATACATCTACATCTACCAATTCCCGAAACTCGTCGTGTGTTGTAATATCTGATAAATCTATCCAATCCGTATTATAATTTTTGAATTGTACTGTATTATTACTAGAATAACGCAATCCGACACCAGATGGACCAACGTTACTATTTGGTATGGTACCATTCCAAAAATTAATATATCCGCCGGTGACAATAATATTTGATGTCTCTAGAGGATATGTTGTTAAGATGGTTTCCAACTCATTTAGCAAATTTGATGAATCAATTATAATATTACTGTTGAAATATAAATATGGTGTAGAATATTCTTGGCTGTCAACTGCCAGGGGATAGAATGCACCTTGTCCACTACTATTAATATCTTTTATTAGGATTGCAGCATCGGAATTATCATTTGCGGAATTTGTTTGATAAGCACTTTTTGTAATTTTAATTGTATTATTTATGGTGATATTGCTGAGTGTATCTAGAGATTGATAATTATTATTGATAGTCGCAATATTAAAATTGCTAGCATTTAATCTTGATTGCCTAAGCATTTGTCTATTCAGCGGAGTGTGCTTTCTAATTGATACTTGTATATTTATTTACACATTTTATTCGCTTATTGGCTTATATTTATGCATTTGCTTGCAATTCCATAAACCAAAACCAAAAACAAAAACAAAAACAAAAACATAAACACAACAACAAATACAATAACAAATAATAAATTCTTTTTATGTTTTAGGACATCGTTTGTATGGAAATTCTACAGTTGTTAATTACTTTGTTGAGTTATTTAGGTATAATTTTAACTTATTTATATCTAGCGTGGAGTTGTAATCTTATAAAAAATTCTTTATATTCTCTAGAGCAAAAGTGTAGAATGGGTAATCAGCAATCTACTATTACAGAAGCTGTAGCTGTTATAAATTCTGGAAAGATACAAGGAACAGTAATATTTACACAAAAAGAAGAACACGTAAGTATTCGCATTGATATTAAAGGTCTAAAAAAGAATGCTAAACACGGTTTCCATATTCATGAAACTGGTGATTTACGTGAAGGTTGCAAATCTTGTTGCGCACATTATAACCCAGACAATACAACGCATGCTGGTCTGGAAGGAGGTCATGCAGGTGATTTAGGTAATATTAAGACTGATGAGGCTGGTGTATGTGATATGACTACTCGCACTAACAAATTCATAGTGGATGATATTTTAGGGCGTTCGGTGATAATTCACGAAGATGAAGATGACTTAGGTCTCGGTGGATTTGAAGATTCCAAAACAACCGGCCATAGTGGTACTCGCATAGCTTGTTCGGTAATAGGTATTGGTAAGAATGGTATTTGCAACTAAATGTAAGTAAATGTAAGTAAATTAAGAAAAATCACATAAAATTGATTTTCGATATCTAGATAAGAAATACTATTTTTCCAAAGGAGGATGGGTTCTAGGTCTGTTGTTTTCCATCTTGGAGGAGATGAAATGAGTGAAGAGACTCAGTGGCCTCAGTCTCCACCTACAACTCCTACCACTGCCGCCCCGCCCGAAAAGCTTACTATGCGTTGCAAGCGAACAGCACACATCACCCAACCGCAACCCTCTCAAGATGCCATATGGTATTCTTTAACTATCGCACTTCAGACGATGAGTGCAGCGCAGCCAGAAATACAATTTGGCTTCTAGCATTCTAGCTGAATGGTAGAATAGTATGGATTGCTTTCAGGTTATTTTTTTTCTTTTTATTTATGTGTATAATAATATGTGTATTATTGTATGTGTAATTACTAGATAAATTATACATATACTGATAGTAAGATGGAAGGTTCTATAACCCAATTAGGTCTTAGCAATTATCTAATAAATAATAATGCTGGTGCGGTAAGCTTTTTTAAACACGCTTATAAAAATCATACAAATTTTGCCAAGGATACACGAGAACTCAATTTCAAGAATGGTATTAATTTCGGACAAACCGCTAGTTTCCGTTTTGATGAAGATGGTAAATATGGCGACTTAATTACCAATATCATTGTAGCAATTGATTTGCCTGATATCTCCGGTGTAACTAATGTTAATGGTCGGGCGATAGGATATTGCAATGGTATTGGCAATGCAATTGCGGAGAATATATATCTTCGTATAAACGGAAACCTCATTGACCAACATTTAAGTGAATTTATGAATGTATATGGAGACCTAACAGTAAAACCGGGTTGCCAGGCTAATTACTATTCTATGATTCAGCAATACTCAGATTCTGATTTTACTACTACTAGTTTTCAAGGCGGGCGTATTTATATTCCTCTCCAATTTTGGTTTTGCCGTAATATATCCAATCGCAATTCATCTCTAGTATTCCCCCTTTGCAGCCTTTACAATTCTACAATCGAACTTTCGCTAGATATCCGGGCTTTCACTAATCTCATAGTAGCAGAAGATGGTGTTCTAGATGGATTGACACCCATCCCGGCAGGAGGTTTCAATATCTCATATGGTGCATTATTTGTAGATTACGTTATTCTAGATGAAGATGAACGTCTAGGATTTATTAAGATTCCAAAGCAGCTTAATATAATTTCTCAATTGCAATTCTATAAGTTTGATGTGCAAGCTGGTATATCCGAAAGCACATTTAGTTTAAAGAGTCTACATTACTTGGTCAGTGAGTTGATATTCGTAGTCCGTCGTAATGATGCACAGGTGGGGAATGATTATTTTAACTATAGTACATCACTTACACCTGCAAATAAAAATAATCCACTTAGTTATATACGGCTTTTATTTGATGGTCGGGAAAGAATAAAGCAAACACCAGCTAGTAATTTTACACAACTAGAACCTGCAAAGGTGCATACTAATGTTCCAGTTAATAAATTCGTCCATGTTTATTCATTCTCTCTAGAGCCAGAGCGGATAGAACAACCTACCGGGTTGATGAACTTCTCTGAATTGCAGGAGCCTCTACTCCATTTATGGTTTAATGGTCCCACTGCCGCTAGCACTCTATATGTATTTGCAGTGAATTATAATGTTTTGATGGGTATTCAAGGTGCAGGATGGTTATTGCATAATCTAAGTAAGAGCATTCCTACGGTGTTCCCTGACCCCGAATGTATGCCTACTACACCACTTTATAAATCACAAAATGCCTAGAGATTACTATTACTCCTTTACGCGTTTTTGTAAATTTATTAAATTAGATTTTTGCAAAAATTAAATTACATAACTCACCATCTAAAATAAATACTTTATAAAAACTAAAAAAAAAACTAAAAAAAAAAACTAAAAAATATAAATTAATAATAAGGGGGGGTTATTATTAGTTTATATTGTTTTTATTATGTCTAATCATACTAAAAAACAAAGTTTCGTAATAAATAGTAGTAGTAAGACAAAAAAGGCAAGCAAGCGCGCCAGCATTGATAGTGATGTAGTGGAAGGTGATGGTTCATTTATACCTAGTTATAAGATTGTTAACAGTCCATCATCAGGTTCATTAGTAGTTTATCTTGGCAAAGGCCAAACAGTTTTGGATAAAGATGGTAATATGAATTATTGTGATGGTAGTATAAAAATAAATGTTAATCTTAAAAAAGGTGTAATGGGTATATTTAAACTAATAACTGGTGGTGATGCCTTTGAAAATTTTTATCAAGGTACTACTGATGAACCGTCACCAATATGTTTTGCAAGTGATTTGCCTGGTGATGTAATTGGTATTAAAATAAATTCCGATGATAAATATGTATTTAATGCTAGCTCACTTCTATGTTCTACTGTTAATGTAGGGTTTGGAAGTATGGTAAGACTAAAAAATATATTTGGAGGTGGTAGTGTAATACTTAAAACTGCTAGTTTAAAGGAAGGTAATGCCGGAATGGTATGGCTGAAAACAGATGGTGGATTTGAAAAGCTTATTGTTGAATTTGGTAGAACAATGCGCCTTGATAATAATCTATTTTGTGCGGCTAAGGCTGAATATAAATATGAATTAATAAAATTAGGTGGATTTAAGTCTGCATTATTAAGTGGTGAAGGTATGGTGATGAAATTCACGGGTCCTTGTGAACTTTATGTTCATTCCCGCAATAATGCAAAGTTCCTTCAAATGATAAAGTCTATGACAAAATAAAACAAAGCTGAATTTAAATCCTTTCTAGATCTAAATTCACTAATGTAATAATAAAAAAATTAAAAATAATAAATTCATTCGTGAAGAATTACTTATCTAGCTGCTCTTTGATTTTAGAGTACATTTCTTCCTTTGTTTTATTCACTTTCTTTCCTGCTTTTCCATCCTTTTGTGTATCGATTTTATGCAGACGTGCTAACATTTGCAAATCTAGCAGGTTATAGCTCTTAATAGGTTTTAATTCTTCCTCTGTCGGTGCCTGTGCAGGTGCTGTTGTAGTTTTTGCTTGTTCTTTTCCATTAGTTGTTGATTTAGGTGATTCAAGCAATTCGTGCCTTTCCTTAATATAAGTTTTAGTCTTGCTAGACAGGCTAGGTTTGCTAGGTATATTGTCTAGCATCGTTTGAAATGGATCTTGCTTTTTAACAGGTACATAAGGCTCATAGCCGGGGGCGGGTTCTGGTGAAGGTTCCTCTAGATCATCACTGATTTCAATCATATCCTCAATTGCCATACTTAGTTCTCCCGCCCTAATAATTGGAGTCAGATTAACTTGTTTATTCAGTGGAGGAATAGTATTATTAAAGAACACGCTAACAGTTTTGCTATCTAAAAAGTTGCCGGTGGCATCTACTTCTAGGGGTTCCTCAATATCTGCTAGACTCAATTCATTAGCATCACCCAACGCTGTATTTTCGTATTCCTCTGTTATAGAGTGTTGTTCACCATTTGCATCTTTTGCATCTTTTATCAGCTCACGGGGCTCTTTAAATTTTTCTACTTTTAATCGTTCATAATTGCGGGATATCCAATCTAGCGCGACTTGAGTGAAAATATGGGTACCACTACTATTCATTAATGGTAGATATGTTTCCGCAGCATACTTAATTATAATGATGAATTCAATTGCAGTATGAGGTTTCTTAACAACACTAGGAACCAGTGTATTAGGAGTATATTGTACATCAAGATACTTTCGGTCAATTATATCTAGCAGGATTATATTCACTTGGCAATAATCACATAGAAAGCGAACTGCATCATATCCACAGTAATTATCCATACTAGTAAGTTTATGAATCATATCATGATGCGGCAACCGCAAGTTACGATATTCTAGCGTCTTATAAAATGTTTCATAATGCAGTGCCATTTCTCGCTTAAATGTTGCGACTTCATTCTTCTTTTCCGTCTTATTCTTGATAATGAAATCGAGTTGAGTTAAAAGCAGAAAACTCTTGTAAAAAGATTCTGGATTTTTTACACCATATATATACCATTCGTCTTGAGAATTACCGGCAGCACGCAACAGATTAAGAATTACCTCTGGCAAAGGTGTCGTTTCATTTTCAACATAAATAATAAGTGCATCTGGTGATATTGCCGTTGATGTAGTAAAGCTACTAGTACTAGTGATAGTGCTGGTGCTAGAACCAGCAAGCTTTTGATTTAGTTCTTCCAGCTCTTTATCCATAGTAAAATTAGATTCATTTAGCTGAGTAAAAACTTCTTCTACGTTTTCTAATTCCATCCTCCGTAATTCTATAGCGGTTTTCTGTACAAAGGGATTTTCTTCGATATCATTCAATTTAGGTAATACAAGGTTAGAATCCCGACATTGCATTAAATTTTGCACAAGTTTCTGGATTGTAATCATTCTATATTCTAGAAACAAGATACTAGATACTAGACACGGTATCTAGAATATTCTAATGTGGCTTTATATTTATATATTTCTGGTTGTTATGTCTTCTAGCAATCAATTTTATTTTTATGATTGTATTTAAAAAAATCTTACTTATAATTACTAGAATGCTAGAGATTAAAAATAAATGAGTAGTAATCCGGGAACACGATATGAAGTGCGCAATATAGAGCAAATTGATAATAAAAATATTCGTCTAGGGAAGACATTTAAATATGGAGGTGATTATCATTTAACTAACTTATATTACCTAACGGAATGTGATGTTGATACTGTAGTTGAGAAAGAAAAGCAAGCGGCTAGACAAGATGCGGTTGATGAAAAAACCAAACTTATTATCCAAACACCACTTATGTTCATTCCTAATAGTATGATTTATTTCAATGAAAAACCATTTCTAGAATTAAGTTTTAATAATGAAGATAATGATAAAGATGTTCTAGCATTTAAAGAATGGTTTCAACAACTCGAAGAATATATATTCCGATTAATTAAACGGCGTTCTAGCCTAGGTATTACACGCGAGGGTATGGTTTCCTCCATCAAGACTGGAAATGGTCGAGGAGTCAGTACCAAATTGCTAGTTCCAATAAATGTTAATGTCAGTAAATGTGTATTGAATGATGATAATAAGAGGAATAAAATCCTTTTCAACTGGGAAATTCCAGTTCCTACTTACGGTATTTCAATAATCTGGATTAAGAATATTTGGGTTAAACGGGGAAAATGGGGAGTGAATCTATTTATGTATGCAACGCGCGTTATGAATTCGCACGTTCTAGACCCAGTAGATTTTTTAGGTGTGGATTGTGATAATAAATCGATACGTACCGTGGATGTGATAAATAAGTTTCATAAAGATGAGAAAATGTCGATTCTAGTAGGGCAAGTTCCCGAATATACAATGTATTTCAAGATGTTAAAATTAGGAATTCCACGAGATGCAGTTAAACAAAAGATGACCCTGCTAGGTATAGATGCCCGGGTTATAGATTATCCAGAGACCGCACCTTATGCCAGTGTATTGCACTATATTAGTAATCCTCACCTGACTTATACACCACCACCTGCGAATGGTATACCACCACCACCACCGCCGCCGCCACCATCGCATATGGGTATACCACCGCCACCACCACCACCATTTCCTGGAATACATGGTTCTAGTGTGGATGGAAATAATACCTCTAGAGCCGGAATATTAAATGCTATAAATACCGGAGGATTTAAATTGAAAAAAGTAGATACAGACCAAGTGAAGAAAGATAAAGTACTTGCAAATACTAATCCTACAGGATTAAAGGTTCCATCATTAATGGATATTCAAGGGGCACTTGCTAAATTGAAAAAAGTTGATTTAGATTCTAGCAGCTGAAGTTTTTTTGTTTTTTGTTTTTACTTTTTTCTTTATTTTAGCTTTTCAATTTGTGTAAAATTTAATCTTTATTAATATTAAAAACAAAAAAGTATTTTTATTAAAATGGCAGCAGCAGCAGAACAAAATTGTTCAATATTATTTAAAAACATTAGGAATGGATTAATAGATATTAAAATATCAGAAAAAAAATCAGAAAAAAACTATTTAATTTTAAATAATGAAAATATAACTTTACAGGAATTTGAATACTTGTTTGAAATTGTTGATAATTATAGAATTTGTGGTGAACAATTAAGTAGTAATTTAAATAAGTATTTTTCAGTATATTTAATATTAAAAAATCTATTAAAGTATATTAAATTTAATGCAGATATAGAAAAACACGCTGTATTTCCAGGTACAAGTGATAATATTTCTTTAGACATAGACATAAATAAAACAAATTTTTTTTTTAAACAAGAAGGAGCAACTATTTTTAGTATTGATCTGAATATATTATTTGATGCATTAATTTTATGTAAATTACTACGTTTTGTAATGATTATGATTATAGATCCAACAAAGCATAAGATTATTATTGAGAATTTACAAAAGTTAGGGGTGCATTATATTTTAAGTAATATTTCATTTTTGAAAGATAAAGAAGTTTTTAGTTTAGCCAATCCAGTAAGTCCAGTAAGTCCAGTAAGTCCAGTAAGTAATGGCGGCTACAGAAAAAAAACAAATAAGAATAAAAAATTACTAAATAAAAAGAAACTAAATAAAAAACCATCAAGAAAATCAAGAAAATATAATAAAAATTAATAAACTAAGTAAAATTGATTTTTTAATTTAATTAGCAGGAATGTATTTTATCAACATCATGGCTTTTTCTAGCTAGGAATGTCTGACGTTGGTAGAAAGGATGAAGCTTCAGACAAGCATCAAGTACCTGCATCTGCACAAGAGCCAGCTCATAAGCGCAAGAGCAAGCGCAAGCGCAGTGATTCTATCACTAGCATTAGTGATGGCGATTCCAGTGAGGAGCCTGACCAGAACTTCGGGGCTAGGGCGCCAGTGCATTATTCCAAATGTGCGCACCTGCTGCCGCCTATGTTTCCTGATGACCAATGCCTAGAAGATAGGCAGTATGAAGCCCTGAAGAAGGCAGACGCACGCGGAGATCTGGATGCACGCCTCAAGATACTCAAAGAGCTGGAGATAGCTAGCTTCGGACGACGCCGCTAGAATAGGTGCCAATCTTACCGGCTTGCGTTGCTAGAAACCATCACCTGTTTAGGTTTTGCATTTTGTTTTTTTTTTTGTTGTTTA